ACCAGGTTAAATCAGAGCCCTTCGTGGTTGCTGCTGATGAAATGAAGCTGATCAAGGAGAGCATTTACCAGTATTTCATGGTAAACGAAGACGTTCTCATGAATAAGGCCTATGGAGATGCATGGTTGGCATTCTATGAGGGTGCCATAGAACCATTTGCCATACAGTTTTCTGAGGTGGTAACTAAGATGCTGTTCACCTTCAGAGAGCAGGGCAATGGCAACATGGTGGCGCTGACAGCCAACAGAATGATGTATCTGGCCAATAAGGACAAACTAAGCGTGTCCAGTGACCTTCTGGACCGTGGAGTAATAAGCCTGAATGATGTCAGGGAAATGTGGAACCTTCCACCTGTTGAGGGTGGTGATGTCCGTATCATTCGTGGTGAGTACTACAACGCAGATGAGAAGGTCAATGAGAAGGAGGAATAAAAAATGCGCGATAGAGAATACAGAAGCATGGAAATGCGTGTATTAGACAATGAGGAAGTTAGTTATGCAGTAGAAGGTTACGCTTCAACCTTTGAGAGATACAAGCTCTTTGAGGATGAAGGGACAGAGTACTTTGAACAGATAGACCCCAAGGCATTTGATGAAGCTGATATGACGGATGCAGTTTTCCGTGTAGATCACACTGGTCCGGTATATGCCAGGACATCAGCCGGAACAGTAAATATCTGGGTGGATGAGCATGGCCTCGCCCAGAGAACCGATTTGAGTAAAACGCAGAAGGCAAGAGACCTTTTTGAAGATATTAAGGCAGGGAATTATCCCAAGATGTCTTTTGCGTTTACTGTGGCAGAGGATCATTATGACCGTGCCACACATACAAGGGTAATAGACAGGATTGCCAAGGTGTTTGACGTCAGCCCGGTTAGTTTTCCTGCAAACCCAACAACAGAATTGAGCGTGTCAACTCGTGACTACTTCAACGGAGTGATTGAAGCAGAGAAAGCGGAGAGACTGGAGCGAGAAAAACGTGAGATTCAGAAGCAGAAAATTCGTATTTTGGCGGAGGTATAAGTCATGGAAGTTAAAGAAATGACCATTGAAGAGCTTGAAGCTCGCAAGCAGGCCATTGTTGCTGAACTCGATACCGAAGGCGCAGACCTTGATGCTCTTGAGGCTGAAACAAGGTCCATAAACGCAGAGATGGAAACACGCAAAGCCGAAGAGGCCAAGAAGGAAGAGGTTAGAGCTGCAGTGACTGAAGGCGCTGGAGAAGTAATTCGCGAATTTAAGGAGGAAAAGAGAGAGATGAAGACAAACGAAGAGATCCGTGCTTCAAAAGAGTACGTAGACGCATTTGCTAGATACCTTGTATCTGAAGACGATAAGGAGTGCAGAGCCCTGCTCACAACTGATGCATCTGGTTCAGTTCCTGTTCCTGTTATCGTTGATGAGATCATCAGAACAGCATGGGAGAAGGATGACATCCTTTCAAGAGTTAAGAAGACATACATCCGTGGCAATCTTAAGGTTGCTTTCGAGCTTTCAGCTGATGGCGCTTATGTTCATGATGAGGGAACAACAGCTCCTACAGAAGAGAGCCTGACTCTTGGTATCGTAACCATGATTCCTAAGAACATCAAGAAGTGGATCCACATTTCTGATGAAGCTATCGCTATGGGCGGTGAGGCTCTTGTTCGTTACATCTATGATGAGCTTACATACCAGATTCTCAAGAAGCTGGCTGCTCTTGTAGTTGGTGACGTTGCAGGTGCTAAGCAGGTTGCTGATGCTGACGAGGCATCTGTTGCTAAGATCACTGAGGCTCCTAGCCTTACAACATTCGCAACAGGTTTCTCAAACCTCTCTGATGAGGCTACAAACCCTGTTATCGTAATGAACAAGCTTACATACGCTAACTTCATTGCAGCTCAGGCAGCTGGTAACTTCGCAGTAGATCCTTTCCATGGATTCCCTGTTGCCTTCTCAAGCGCACTTCCTGCTTATGATACAGCAGATGCAGCAGCTGTTTACGCTTTCATTGGTGATCTGAATGGTGTTCAGGTCAACTATCCTGAAGGTGATGGCATTGTTATCAAGTATGATGACGTAACAGAGGCCGAGAAGGATATGGTTAAGATCGTGGGCAGACAGTACGCAGCACACGCATTGACAGCATGCGGCAGATTCTGCGTAGTAGCTAAGCCTGCAGCAGTTACAACCTGATGAAGGTTAGGCTCTTAAGGGATGCAAGAATAAATCACAAGGCAGGGGAGATCGTTGAGGTTTCCCCTTCCGAGTTCCAGTTCTTGTGTTCCGTAGGTTCTGCAGTGGAGCTGGTAGAAGTTGCTGTCAAGGCTCCGGAAGTAGAGACCGCAGATAAGAAGATTGAAAAGAAGACAAGGAAAGCTAAATGAAATTACTGATTGCTGTTCCAACGTATGATTATATGCATTTTCGCTTTGTGGAGTGCTTCACGAAGCTGATAAAAAGATTGGATGAGGATGAGATCAATTATGAGGTCGCATTCCAGGGCGGAACTCTTGTCTATGTCGGCAGAGATAAGCTGGCCAAGAAGGCTATTGAGGGTGGATTCACCCACGTGCTGTGGTTAGACTCCGACATGATTTTCACGGAAGACCTTCTGGATGACTTAATGTTCTCCGGAAAAGACTTCGTGACAGGAATTGCCCACGGAAGAAGACCACCTCATGCGAGTTGCATATTTAAAGAGGTATGGCCCTTTGTAAATAGATGGGAGGGGCATGATTATCCTTCCGGTGCTTTCAAGATTGGCGGCTGTGGATTTGCCTGTGTTCTTATTAAGACCGCGATAATTGAAGCGGTTTACAAAAAGAACGGCACCGCGTTTTTCCCCATGAGAGAGCTCGGTGAGGATCTTGCTTTTTGTAAGAGGGCCAAGGAGCTAGGATATGAGATTTGGGCCGAGCCAACAGTGTGGCTTGGTCACATTGGACATATCACGGTCTATCCGGAATACCAGGGGACATACGAGAACAGCATTGAAGGCTTTAAAGAGGTGAACAAAGATGCTTGAGAAGGTAAAAGGTGCGCTTCGCATAACTTCAAACGTATTTGATACAGAATTGAACGGTTTAATAGCTTCCGCCGAGACTGATCTGGGCATTGCAGGGGTTGTTGTTCCGGCGCAGGTGGATGACATCATCACAACTGCCATTATTACCTACTGCAAGATGCGCTTTGGCACTCCGGTAGACTATGACCGACTCAAGAAAAGCTATGATGAGCAGAAGGCACAGCTTTCAATGGCGACAGGTTACACTGCATGGGAGTAAACAATGGATAAAGAAGGAATTTTAACTATCTGCAAAGTAGATAACACTGCTTCAGCCGGGTCTATGCCTGTTGAGAAGTTGGTTCCTCTCCAGACTGCTTACTATCGCAAGCGTACTGTTGGATATAACAGACTTTATGCTGCCATGGGTGCGAACCAGGAAATCTCTTTGCTTGTCAGATGCTTTAACACGGAAGTTCCTACATACACACAGCAGTTGTATGTGGTGTTTCCGAATGAAGATACTGATAATCAGTTCATGGTTTCAGCCATTCAGGAGATTATTGAGGAAGGCGCTATTGATTTAACGCTCACCAGATTGGAGGAATATTATGACCTCGATACAGTCGAAACTTGAACCAATCAAGGCCGCTCTGGTAGAGATCTGTCCTGAGACATATCACTATTGGAGAAGTGCTCCGAAGGGTGTCAAAGCGTACATTGTTTGGGCGGAAGATGAAGAGGCCAGTTCACTGAATGGAAACAATCTTAAGTTAGAGCAGGGGATTCACGGAACAATCGACTATTTCACCAAAACGGAATTTGATGAGGTGGTTGATGACATTCAGGAGGCACTAAATGCTTTGGAAAATGTCTCGTTCCGGATCAATTCTGTTCAGTATGAAGATGAGACCATGTTCATTCATCATGAATGGGAATTTTGGGTGAGATAAATGGCTAGTTGGAAGTTTCAGGGATTAGATGAATATTTGCGGCAACTTGAAAAGCTTGAAGGTTCTTCCCATGATGCAATCGGAAAAGCTATTTACAACGGTGCCGCGATTGTAGCTGATGCCTGCAAGGGTGCAATTGAATCACTTCCGGTAAACAACCAATACCAGAAGGGCGGAATCACTTCCGTTCAGAAGGCAGGACTCCGGGAGGGCTTTGGTATTACTCATGAGCAGGAAGATGGCTTGTATCGACATGTCAAACTTGGTTTTGATGGCTATAACAAGCAGCGCACTAAGAAATATCCCAAAGGACAGCCCAACAGTGTCATTGCAAGGTCCATCAACAGTGGGTCAACCTGGAGAAAAAAGAATCCATTCATTGATAGGGCTACAAGAAGTAGCAAGGCCGCTTGTGAAGATAAGATGGCTCAAATAATAGAATCTGAAATCAAAAAAGTAATGATTTAAGGAGGAAATTAAAATGTCAGCAGCTGGAAGAGTTTGCACAGGTTTCTCAAAGCCCTATGTGGCTACATATTCAAATTCAGGCACAACTGTAACATATTCAAATGGACAGTTGCTTGCTAGAGGTGTTTCCGTAAACCTTCAGCCGGAGAGCTCAGAGGATAACAACTTCTATGCAGATAATGTTGTTGCAGAGAGCGGCGCTGGTGAGTTCATTGGCGGAACAGCAGAACTTGAGGTTGATGGTCTTTTCAGAGACACAGAAAATCTTATTTTTGGTGCTCCAGAGGCAGTAGATGGCTGGGTAGCAGACGGAGATCAGAACAATGTTCCATTCTGCGGAGTAGGCTTTATTGTTCGTTGGATGTCTGATGGTGTTACAACTTATCAGCCTGTTGTTCTTGCAAAAGTTAAGTTCTCTATTCCTGAAGAGGAGAGAGCAACACAGGAAGATGAGATTGAGTGGCAGACCACAACTCTGGTAGCAGCACTCATGAGAGATGACACCGAGAACAAGAACTGGAGATACAGAGGCAGTTCCTTCTCAACAGAGGGAGCAGCTGAGACAGCTCTTAGAGTATTTCTTGGGATCGAGTCAGCTACAACAACCACAGAGTAATCAAAAGAACTTAATTCATTCAGGTATGAAGGGCATAAGGAGGCTTAAATGTTAATAAACG